TGATAGATGCTCCAACATGTCTGGGCTGGAAATGATTCGTACAAAGTATGAAGCGGCAGGGTACGAAGTTCCGAAGATTGTTTTCTGGAACTTGAATGCAATACACGCAAACGCGCCGACGACGGTCCGTACAGATGGTGTTGCATTGATTTCAGGATTCTCGCCTGCAATCATGAAGTCCGTGTTGAAAGCAGAAAACTTTGATCCATTGTCGATTGTTATGCAAACGATTAACGGTCCTCGTTATCAGATGATTGAACTGTAATTTATTGACAATAAATGCCACGTATGCGACAATGTATACGTGTCGTTTTTACATCATGAAGAATGAAATGAATTGTCAAGAAAAACCAAAGAACACACTCTGTCCGAATCAGGGGCACACTAATTGATCCTCCTGTTTCAGCAACGAGACAAAAGGATTTCTATGACAATCAACCCAGCGGAGAAATCTAAATGCAAGTAGTAATTAACAAACTGTCAACCTATGACGAAATTATCGGTCAAGTATGCGGTGGTTTTCTGCCAGCAACTACTAATATGGAGGGTATATGGTTGTACCAGCCTTGCGCCTTGTGGATGATGCAAACTCAGCAAGGTACTGGTGCATCATTCGAGACCCCGTTGCTCCTAGCTGACGATGATCACCCAGCTTTCTTCCCGTACCACGCAATCAATATGTACACCGAGAGCGTAACCGAGTACGAAAAGCGTTATCTTGAATCGGTCTCTGGAATTTCTCTAGCAACATCACTGAACGGGTAATAAAATGTTTCGGATTCCTACGTCCCTTCTTTCTCATGGTGTATCTGTTGTGACAACGGACACACCTAACACCACATTGAAACTGAAAACTCTTGAAGGAGTAAATCTGTTTCAAAAACGTTGTAAGTTGTTGGACTACGCAAAAAAGAACGGCAATGAGGAAACTTACATGAATTATATGCGCCAGGAATTCAATGATGTGAGACAAGAAATGTCAAACTTTATCAACGATCAAGATACAGCACGAAAGTACAAGATGGACGAAAGTGATCCGTACGGATGGGCAATCTATTATGAACTTCTGGATCGGTGGGTCGTTGCTGACTGGTTTGCGAATAAAATTCCTTTGATGAAAGGTGCATAACATGACCGAATTTCGTGCATTGAGTAAGGGTGATCAAATTGAACTTCAAGTAAAAGTGCGTCGATTGGAAGAAGAAATTGCTTACATGAAACGTCAACTTATTGAACTTGCATATGAACGTGACGGTATTGTCGAAGAAATTATCGACATTCAAATGAAGGAAATGGAACGCGAAATGGAGGCACAACTTCATGAAGGAACATGATCTATTTTTGACTCCCGAGGCATTCTTGAGTATAATTCAAGATCGAATGATAGAAAAGCGTATCAACATGATCGATGCAGTTCTCGATTATTGCACAGAGTATTGTATTGACGTTGATGATGTTGTGCCTCTGATTACTCGTCCCATGAAAGAACTGATCAAGAATGATGCAATGGAAACGGGTCTTATAATGAAGGAAGCGAGTCTGCCCGTATGAATATGAGAACTGTATATAACATTTTGTAGCCGATGAACGTCATTGTCGGAATCTTATCGGCAATGACTGACAACGTGTGGTCCGCGGTGTTCGTCTTTGTGCTGCGATTGCGATATATTATATTTTGGAGTATAATCTAGTATGATTATCTTTCGGTATCTTTCCATGATTAGTATCGGGCTTGGAATAGGAATGTCTATTGGTGATCTTATTCGCGGAATACAAATAATCGATGGTGCATTGCTTATCATCATCGGTCTTATTATTCAAATCATTTGTATGTTGAGAATCAAGCAAGTGGAATATTAGTGCAAAGCGCATTATCCAATGCTGAAAATTAACAAGTTTACCGGTCTATGTTATATTGATAACACCTATGATAATCCTAGATTAAAAATTCAATGTATCATAACAAAAGCCAAACCAAGGTGGAATTTGGGATTGGGCAGTCATACTGTATCTTACTATACGGAATGGATTAAAGATATTGATGTTGTTGAGGTTAACTTTTGTGGTGAATAATGTTATCAGGTTGGACTTTTTTCAAGATTCACAAGGCGATTGACTTTCATTTCAACGTAGCATCATATGACGTGATAAAGTATTCGGGCAAGATAAAGGTTTCACCAGAAAAATACGGAGTTAGAAGTGACAGACACAGATTCGAATATTACGGTGGTAAGTTCTTTAACCGCGAAAAAGCGGCTCAGTTCTGCATTGCTAACTTTATTCGTGGCAATCGGGACTTTATCTACAACAGTTATGAGGACGCTGAATCTGAATATCTACAGTGGCGCAAGATCCAAGATTCAATCACAAAAGTATTCCAAGACGATCTTAATAAAATAGAATCACGTGCAAAAGGAGTTGATATCTTTTCGGTAACTCCGAGTGGAAATCAGCCTCCTTTGTTGCAAATGATCAAGGCAAGTTTTATTACTGTCGAAAGTGCTGTTTTGCTATATAATGAAGGCACCAACAAATTTTTTGACACGTGGGCAGAAGTATGTAATAATGATCCATATGCAAAAACTTTGGTAATGCGTTGTATGAAGTATCGACCTTTTGTCAAATACCAAAAAGACAAGATTCAAACAATAATCAAGGAGCATAAGTTTCAAAATGGGCAAGTCAGTTAAGCGGTACGCCAAGTCATTTTATGATGATGACAAGGAAGATAAGCGTAACAAAAGCAGTCATTATAAGCATTCCACAGCAAGCATAATTAGTAACGTGGATGAATATGATTTTGATGATGACCAAACAGAATTGGCATTAGAACTAGAATATCATCTGCGAAGAAATAACCGTCGTTTATAATCGTGTAGTACCAAAAGCGTTTACATTTCGTTTACAATCGTGTATATAGGAGATACAATATGGCAATTAATCCTGCCCTACTAGCCGCCGTTCAAAAGTTACAAGCGGGCAGCTATTCAAACCAAGATGATAATAAGGAAGATTTCTGGCGGTGTGAAACAGACAGTGCTGGTAATGGTTTCGCTGTCATTCGTTTTCTTCCAGCAAAGTCCGACGATCAACTTCCATTCACCAAAATATTCGACCATGGTTTCCAAGGTCCGGGCGGCTGGTTCATCGAGAAGTGCCCAACCACAATCGATAAAGAATGCCCGGTATGTGAAGCAAATGGTCCTCTTTGGAATTCGGGTTTGGAATCCGACAAGGGAGTCGTTCGCAAGCGCAAGCGTCGTACATCATTCATTTCCAACATCAAAGTCATTTCCGATCCAAAGAATCCTCAGAACGAAGGTAAGATTTTCAAGTTCAAGTATGGCAAGAAAATCTTTGATATGATTGCAACCGCGATGCAGCCTCCGCTGGTTGAACTCGATGCCGGTGAAGCAGTAGCAATCGATCCGTTCAGTTTAACGGAAGGTGCTAACTTCAAGTTGAAGATTCGCAGGGTTGAAAAATACGCAAACTTTGAGAAGTCGAGTTTCGATAATGTCTCTACATGTGATATTGATTGGAAAAAGTTGTTCGATCTTTCCGTCTATAACGACGAGAAGATGTTCAAGAGTTACGAAGACCTGAAAAAGCGTTTCCTAAAGGTAACTGCTGGTGGGACTGCAAAGCCAACTCAAATGAGCACGTCAACCTCCGATATGACAGAGGAAGATGACAACCCTTTTGATAACGCGGTAAAGATGAACAAGCCCGTAACAACGGCATCCAAACCCGCAGTAACCAGTGATGATGACGATGATGATATGTCGTTCTTTCGTAGTCTTGCAGCAGATGACTAATCAGTAAAGATAGTCAAAATAAAAAGGGAGCCTTAGGCTCCCTTTTATTGTGCTACGACTAGCAAAACGTCAATTTTGTAAATTAGATGCGATGGAAGCGTCTGGCTCCAATGCTTAGATTAATTTATCTGATTTAAACCATGTGTAGTTTTCCCACCGTTAAAAGTGATCAACATCTTGCGTTGAGTCGGTAATGCGGGATTAAATGACACGTGAATCCATACCGACTTTCCACGCACTTCATATATCAATTGGTCGAACGGAACAAGATTCTTTATTTCTTGAGCACGTTTGAATAACTCAGCACGTTTACCATAAATCGAAGTAAACGTCAGATCCGCTGCCATTCCTAGTTCATGTTGAGAAGTCTTACCTGTTTCTGTTTTAGAATACCTGTTACCAGAAGGTCTCCAACCAGAATTCAATTTCATGTCAGGATAAGCGGCCAGAATTGGCTCAAGACAATTCACGGCTAGAGCATACATGTTACATGCTTGTTGTGCTACCGTTAGCCCATGTTGAGGCAGAATCATTCCGCCGACCGCCCTGGCCTCTTCGCCAGAGCACAGTTTACCGATAGTGAAGTTAGGTGTAAGTCTAGTACTCTTAGTTAGTGTTGCGGGTAGTTGTGAACACGAAACAATCCGGGCTGGCGGAGGATTCGTCGGAGTCGTATCTGGATCGCCAGGTGTGCCGCCGGCGAATTCTGGATTAGTAGGATCGATTCCTACCGCAATCATTTCATCGGTAGTCATTTCTTCAATCTGCATGTTCGCGTTATTTTCTGCTGACGGGGTATGCAACAATATGAACTCTGGTGAATTAGAATCAAACTGTAACGCTGGTACCAACGGCGCAGCAGATTTTGCAACACCCGACATGTTGATTACCTTGGTTCCATCAAACG